CTGAGATCCTTCTTGGATTACATAAAAAAAATTTATTCAATCTACCAAAAGGGTGGGGAGTGTGAGGGGAGGGGAGGGAGGGAGGGAGCAGCTCACTCAACTCAATAATATACTCAGTAGTGATGCTAATTTAGTTCCGTCTGTTCAAAAATAATCTCGTAAATAATTCTCTACCTCTTGGAACTTCTTCAATATTTTCTTCCAAAGCATTTTGATTTATTTGTTCAATATCTAATCGTGGAATCTCAAATAATCTTCTAACCACATTATTGTCTGTCAATGCTTGGCGACATAGTGGGCAATCATTATTTCTTCTCCCAGCCTTTATTATACAAGATAAGCAAAAGCAATGACCACAACTTGTTACAGCACTATTTGTCTCTTCTATCTTTTCCATACAAATAGGACAATCTTGGTTTTTTATATTTATTACTGGAGATTTTATTACTTTTGATAGATCAATTTGTAATGGAGAACCCATATTATCCGCTGTCCAATCATTATTATCCAATATAACATGTCTCATCCAACAGTTCATTGATGTATGGGTTTTTTGACCGCAAATTTTACACATAATTATTGTTAATTGTTGTTATTTATCCGTTAAATACTTATTGTCGGATTACAAAAATAAGTATTTTATATTCAATTTTCTATAAAAAAATTTTTTAATTTACAATTACTTCTTATTTATCTTTTTTATTTATCTTTTTTATTTTCGTCACTTTCTGGCGTCGGATTAATTGGTCTTACACCGTATGCCTCCAATACGTCCTTTTCACTAATACCATCATTATCTACCTTTTCAACTTCCCCCTCAGCATGTTCCGAACAATAATTTGCCTCGTCATTTTGATACCAACCATTATCATATGCCTCCTGAAGATCTTGGAATTCTCCAGTATTTTCACAATTTTCCTCATTACAACAATATTGTTCAACTTCTTTATCACTACTATCATCACTATCACTTCCGCTATCCACATCATCCAAATCATTTGTTTCTTCATCATTATCCCCTGTTAAATCAATTGGGTCCTCCTTAGTTCCTGTTCCCTTATGAGTAGGGCACAAAACTGTATCACACATTACATTTTTTGTTCCCAATTTATCACTATCACAACTTCTATTAATCCACCAATCATTAATACCGTCCTTTAATCCCTTCGCAAATTCCATTCGAACCTCGTCACTTGGATTTAACGGTGAAAATCCCAAATAATATTGTGACTTGCGAAATTTATGTTGGTCTAAATGAGATGATGGATAATCTTTACCTTCCTTTGAACCAAAAGCACTATCTGGATTATTAATCATATAATTATTAGCATACGAACCTATTTTCAATATACAACCAACAGCAACAAAACTTAATGGATAATATACAATGTAATTATCTTGTAATTGATCTAATATGTAATACCTTGTCAATCCCATAGAAACACCACCATAAATAGTACATTTAATATAATGATTCCATCTATACATTTCTTTCAATCCCCATAATATATTACAGAAATCTGTAAATATAAGCTTTAATATAGCTAGAAGTTTAATTACTTCCAACCACCAATCCTGTAAAATTAATTTAGTTCCTTCACAACAAACTGATTGCCTGTGACCGTCCCAAGCACTTGCTAGGACATTCATTTCGTTTTCACTAAAAGTGCGATCCATATTTTGACTAAAACTAGACATCTGAATAGGTATAATATCATTTTTCTAAGTAATTTAATAAATCAATTTTCATAATATATAAAATTGAATTAAATATTACTTGTAATGTTTTTAATATACATGCAATTTATTACTACAGCTACTCTAAACAAAACAAACATGCTATCAAAAATTAAATTCAGAACTTGCTTTAGTAGTATAAGTCATCATGGATATAAACTTGATATATTAAAAAGTGCTACGCAAAAATATTTAAGGCGAAAAGAAAAAGACAAAATGATTTGGTGTGTTGCGGAAATTTACTTGTTTCAGGTTTTCGCAAAAACCGAACAAGAAAAGAAGGCAACTAAAGGTATTATTACGAATATGCTTAATAGACTTATTGTAATGATGGATGAAGAGTTACTATTTGCTGATGTTAAAAAATATATAATTTTAAGAAGATTAATGGAAAAGTTCGAAGAAGATGGCCGCAATAACTTTATTTACTTGTATAAAATTTGTGATATACTTGTTAATGCGCGAATTTTAAGATTAAATAGTGATATAAGAGCATTTTGGGATTATAGATTTAGACATGGTGGTCAAGTCTATAAAAATGACGATTTAAAAAATATTGATGATGAAGCAAGTTTTAAAAGTTTTGTAGAAGAATTTAATAATGAAAGCCCTGGTTGTTATTATTATATGTTTAAAATATTTAATGGAAAAAGAGAAACTCAAGGAGTTAAATGGTTTAAAACAAAAAAAGAAAATATTTATAAAATTTGGAATTATTTATTTAATAGAAAAGTTGTAAAAGAAAATTGGGTCTTGCGGAAAAATTTAGAATATAAACTTGGGGAATTTCATAAAAAGAAAAGAGGAGAGCGGTTCATGTGGTTGTCTAGTGCTATACAGTTAGTATGGAATGTTAAAAAATTGGGATTAGATAAATATATGACAGAAATGGATGGTAAAAAAATTTTAAAAAAAGAAATGATGGAATTAATTCCTAAAAATAAAGAAGAAGAAGAGGAAATTATAAGAAAAGTTTTTCAGGACAGGAAAAAATTGGACATTGATGATTATTGTATAGATCAACACTGTTCACAAGGACGAATGATGGGCAAGGGGAAAAAAGATTGGAAAACAAAAGGTTCTTTGGTTGTAGACCAAGATAAAGAATATTTTGTAAAAGAATGGAGAGATTATTATAGAGGAGAATGGAAGGAACAAGCAGAAAAAGAAGAGAAGAAGGTAGAACCTAAAAAAACTCGTGCGGAAATTCGTAATGAAAAGTATAAAAGAATCAAGAAAATTAGAGGAAAGCCAAATTTTGATGACTTGGAAAAAAATTTAAGATTTGTTGATGGAATTGATGAAAGTAAAATTACATTATGTAGTGATGTAACTTGTGGAAATAAAGTAATGTGCTTTGAATATAATGAGAAAATTTGGAAAGAATCGCGGAAAAGTATGTTTTATAATAGAGATTATTGCGTGGTAGATGATTGTAAAGAATTGTTTGGATTGAAAAAAATAGGTATGGAAAGAGTTTTATCGAATTTTAGAATAGAAAAAATAGATAAAAGTAAAAAAGAATGGAAAAATAACTGGCATAAAGTAATAATTGGAGAAAATGAAGAACAAGTTGTTTATTGTGTGATGAATAAAGTAACTCATTGTATGTGGAAAATTCCTATGGAAATTGGAGAAATTAAACATTCGTTGGTTTATGGAGTAGAAAATGGTGGAAATATAGGACAGAATAGAGCTTTATTTAAAGAATTTGTAAAAATTGGTGTGTATCGTGGTATATTTAGATGTAGTGATTTTAATTGTAGAAATGTATTAGTTGGATTAGTAGACCAACTTTCAAAACAGTATTTGGTAAGTATAGATGAAGGAGATATAGGCAAAAGATTGGATATTTTGGGTGGAAGAGAAAAGTGGATAGTAGATGGATTAAATGGAGATAAAAGAGTTATTAATGAGATTTTAAATGAATTAAGTGCTGGTTCGGCATTATTTGTTATAAATAAAATGAAACAGTATAAATTTAGTGATGATTTATGTAAGGAAGTAATTAATAATTGGAATAATTTGCGTAAAGACTTGGAAGCAGAAGGAGTATTATTTGAATAATTAAATAATAGTTTTAAAAAATTTTTTTTAAAAGTATTTAAAGAAAGTTTGTTTAACTATCTCATAAAATGGCTAGTTCAAGCTATCGTGTTTGTGCGGTTTTTACCCTTAAAGATGCTGAGGCAAAAGATAAATTTGTCTCATTTTGTGCTGGAGAGAATGGTCTTAGTGTAACCCGTGGATGGAAGGGTTGCAAATCAATTGAAATGTATGAGTCACGTGAAGATTCTAATAAGATTGTTATCTGGCAGGAATGGGAAAGTAAGGAAGATCAGGAAAGTTATATTGCTCATCGCCACGAAGATGGGACTTTTGACTTACTTGGAACTCTCGTAGCTTGTCCTCCCGAGATTACACCTATTCGTGAAATGGTTATGAAAACTGACGAACAACAAGTTGAAGATGTAATTAGAGATATGTGTAATAAGGATCATACTGTAGGTATGAAACATATGTCTGATGATTGTGTTTTCGTTCGTCCTTCAGGTAATCCACTTGATAAATCAGGATGGGACGCAATGATGAATAACGCTGATGTTTCTGTAACTTCTAATGAACTTGTAGGTATTAACAAATTGAAAATTGTAGGAGATGTTGCTTATGTTTGTTATACTACTCATGGTGTATTTAACTATAAGGGAACTCAAAATGATGATGTTGCTGTATTGACTTCAGTATTACAAAAGGTTAATGGTTCTTGGAAGGTCGTTCATGGTCAGCGTTCTACCGGTCGTTCTCCAAGTGAGGAAGCACCCAAGTTTTAAATTGAATTAATATAAATATCTATTAATTCAATCATAATATGAAAGCCACTGCCGCAACTACTATAAGATGGTTACGAATGACAAGTGTAAAAAATTGTCATAAACTTAATAATTGCAAATGTGCTGATTCTCTTAGAAAAAATATTTTAAGGATCCCTGATAATTATTATCATGAAATAAAAATAGAGAAAGATATAAATATAATACAAAAAAAATACGATAAATGCTTTGGAACTCGTATTTAAATAAAATACTATTAATAATAGTTATTTATTTTCATTAAAATTATTAATAGGTTCTGTTAAAATCGCTATACCAGTCCTTGAATAATTTACTATTATAACAATTTTTATATTCAAATCGCAACTTTTCAACTTGTATTCTTAATATTTTTTCTTCTATTGGTGAAATAGGAATCTTTAGAGCATATTTTTGAAGACGTGGAAAACAAGTGCATGTAGATCTTGAACAAGGTTTTATTCTAGTTAATAACTGTAACATATTCATTTTGTATATTATACAGTCATAATTTTAAATCTTGATTTTATATATATAAATGCGTTATATAGATTGTTGTAAATCAACAAGAAAAAATAAAAAATGTACCAGGAAAGACGGAAAACATTTTTCTCTCCAACGTAGATTTTCCAAAAAAAAATGTATAAAAGGTCCAGTTAGAGGATTTACTATGACATCTTCTTGTGCACCTTATAAATTTTGTAAAAATAAAACTAGAAAAAAACAGCGTGGTGGTAGTGACCCAGAAGAAAAAACTCAATTACCTAATTTACAACAGTCAGCAGACATACTTAGAAGCAGTCTAGGTATACATAGACAAGGACAAAATGCAATGTGGGAGAATCAAGTTATAAGATTAGCTCTAGAAGGAGATGAGCGTTTTACACATTTATTAGGAGAAGAACCATTAGTGGCTCAAAAAGAACAAGATCCTCAGGATGGGGGCAGAGTTACTAGGAGAAAAAAACAAAAGGGTGGAGAGAGAACACCAGGGAATTGGATAAAATATAATGAAATATTACCAACTGATATATGTATAATTTGTAATAATTCATT